ACTAACGTCTTGTGCTAATTCAGGAGTCCAAGTAGCTCTTAGTTTTCTTTCAGTTACAGATACAGTTACAGAATCTAATTCGAAAGAAACTTCACCCATTTGAGATTCAAGTTCTAAGTCAGCGTAAGTTCTATAAGTAACAGCAAATGTACTATCTAATGTTGAAGATTGAGATCCAGGAGTAATAACAGTTGTTCCAGCTGAATAAGCTCCAACGTATCCGTCAAAAGTACCATCACCACACTCAATACATGCTGGGTGAGTTAAATCTACTTCAAGGTACATTGCACCGTCATTAGTACAAATATCACTGTAACTAGCGATAGCTTTTCCGTATCTTTGAGTAACAACTCTTACAGGAACCTCATCACCAACGTTAAAGATAATATTACCTGATCTATCTCTAATTACTTTAAGAGCTCCAACAGTTAAAGAAGCTAAGAAAGATTCTGTATCCATTTCATTTCCATCAGGACCTAAAAGTCTACCTTGTCCAGCGTTAGCAAATCCTGTTAATTTAAGGATTTGAGTTCTAACAGAACCATCAGCCGCGTAAGCTGTAACACCTTTACCAAACTCAGAGTTACCATTAGCGTCTGTACAAGCTGACCATATAACTGGGTTACCGTTAGTAACAACTAAAGTAATAGCTCCTTTTGATTGGTCATATAAACCATCATTGTAAAATCTATCGTAAAGATTTTTAGCACATGAAGAGTAAGCCGTAGTTTCACAACCTTCATCTAAACAAGTTGTTACAACTGGTTCACCGTGTGTAGCTGTACCACCATTAACACCGTTATCAAAGTTAGAATCAGTGTTTCTTTCAGAAATCTTAGGTACGAAGTAGAACAATTTACCAATAGGTAAGTTCATAGCTTGTACAGATACGATATCGTTAGCTAACAATTTAGAGAAAACTCTTCTTACGATAGGAAATACAACAGTTTCGAAAGAACCTGAACTTCCATCAGAAGTTGCTTCATTGATTAAGAAAGAAGCTTGGTTTTCATATAACTGAGCTACGTTTTCTTTTAGGTGGCCTCTAAGACCTTCAAGGAATCCTAATTTATCCCATTTGTTGATAGTATCTTCTTTGATAACTTTAAGGTGTTTCAAACCAATATTACCAACAAGACCCGATTCTAATAATGCTCCCATTTTCTATTTTTTTTAGTTTAGTTTGCAGTTTATTGTTTATTTTAATTTTGACATTAAATCTTTCATTCTAAGGAATTGAGGATTTTCGTAAGTTTTTGACTCAATCAAGTTAATTGATGAACCATTTGAAGGACTTTTTTGAATTGTTCTTTCGATTGATTCATTAACTTGTTTTCCTGTAGAAGGAGTTAATTCGTCTTTAATAATTTTGTAAAGATTTTTTGATTCTTTAAGAGTTTCTACACCATCAAATCTTTTCAGAATGTTAATTTTTTCTTGTTTTGAAGTTGAATGTTCTGTAAACAATCTTGTCGCATAAGCTAAGTTTGAATTAAATATTGCAACTTCATTTAATTTATTTCTGAAAACGTTTAATGCTTTTCTGTATTCCTCATTTTTTTCTCTAAGTAAATTTACTTCTTGAGATTCGATAGATTCTTTTCTGATATGACGTGGTGCTGCTTTTGGTTTTGGAAGACCTTCTCTACCCCAATATTTACCATTACCTAGTGTTCTTGAAGCTTCTTTAGTTTCCCTTTTTTCAAAATCTGAACCTTTGTGAGTTTTTGATTTCATACCTTTTTTTCCGGTATAATCTTCTTCACCTTTGTGAGTTTTTGATTTATCGCCTTTGTTCATACCATATTTACCCTCCTTAAATTCACCTTGTAAACTTGGTGATTTTTTGTCGAATTCATACTTCGGTCCTTTACCAGTATATGGTGCTTCATCACCCTTTTTCATTTTCTTTGTTGGGAAGTCCATAACCTTTCCATAGTTAAATTTAGGTCCGTGTCCAATACCAACTCCTTTCGGTTTTCTGGCTTTCTTTGCTTCCATTAAATCATCCATTTCCTCGTCCATAGAATCATCCATTTCCTCGTCCATTTCGATTTCATAGATTGGTTCATCCATTTCCATCATATCCATGTCATCCATTTCCATCATATCCATGTCATCCATTTCCATCATATCTATGTCATCCATTTCCATCATATCCATGTCATCCATTTCTTCGTCAGTTTCCATTTCGAGTTCATAGATTGGTTCATCCATTTCATACATTTCTTCATCCATATCTAACCCTTCACGTACAATGTAATACTCTTTATTAGTCTCATCATCAGATAGTTCAATGTTACCTTCACCATCTTCAACCACCGATATTTTGTCAGTATCTTTCATTCTTGAAAATACTTTCATTACGTTTTCGATTGGTTCATTTGTTAAATCAATTGTAACATCTTCATCATCTTCCATTTCTTCATCGTCTTCAAATTCCATGTCTTCATCATCCATTTCGTCTTCCATGTCTTCATCATCCATTTCGTCTTCATCGTCCATTTCGTCTTCCATGTCTTCATCATCCATTTCGTCATCGAATTCAACATCAGCAATGTCAGATTCTTCTTCTTCTGAATCAACCTCTTCTTCGTCTTCTTGTTCGTTAAGAGATTCTTTTACTAATTCCTTGATTTCTTGTCTCATTACTGAACCAAGTATTCCTTTTGCATTCTCAGCAACCGCTTCTTCCAAATTTTTCATTTGAATGATTGCCTCTTCTAAAATGTTTTTTTCTTCAGCCATTTTTGGTTTTTTGTATTTTTATTCTATAAATATGTTAATACTTTAAAAAAACTTTTGTAGAGTTATAAACAAACCCAAAAAAGTTTATTTATAAATATCCCCAAAATCTATAAAATGAAAAAAGGAGGAACAAAGTCCTCCTTTATTTTTTAATTAGATAAAAAAATTATTCAATTACTTCATCTATTTTACTCTCGACTATTGCGGTAATACGCCAATCTTGTGTATAGTGCTCATAGATTTTAGTTACTTTTGCTTCAACATCTGTGGGATTGTAACCAAGAACTAATTTTTCTAATTTTATTTTTTTTACTTTACCTGATTCTTCATCAACTAAATCCTCGGCAATTTTTGCTACAAAATACTTTTGTCCATCTTCCATATCTTAATGATTTTTTTAATTTAACTAATACCCAAGTTTAGCCAATTTTTTCATTAAATCAAGAGTAGCGTTACCTTTTTCACCAACATTTCTTTCTATAGCCATTTTTTTATCTTCGTCTAAGTTTTCAGCGTACATATCTCTATCCTCTTTATTTATAAAAAGGTAAGCCCCTGGTGTTGATGGTGAAGATACTAAGTCAAAACAAATTAACTCGAAGTCATCTTGTACTTCATTCTGTTCCCCAACCTTTTTAAGTGAACCAACACCACGAGATGAAATACCTAACGTAACTCCTTGTCTGAGATAATTCGCAGCCATATCTCCTTTTGTTGAAACTATTCCCCTCTCGTGAAAACCTGGTGAGGTTAGTAATTTTAGTTTACCCATCAATATAGGTCCTTCCCACCATACTTCAGTAATAATATGAGAAACTCTATCTAAATCTATCAAGGAGGACTCAGGGTGATTTAACTCAGACAATGAAGTACCTTTAGCAATCATTTTTTTGTAGTTTTCTGCTTCTCTTTTTAAGATTCTTTCAGGATAAACTCTTCCATTACGATTTGGGGTGTTATATTTTTGTAATACAGCATAAAATTCGAATGGTTTGGAGTGGTCTAAAAAGTTTTTAGATTCTTTTATTATTTTGGCATTTTCATCCATTGAAGGAGAAACATAACCTGCATCATATTCGATTAATATACCTTTACCCACGTGTCCTGGTTTGATTACTTCTAAGTTCATATTTGAATTTTACTATATAAATATAAATCAAATATAGTTTTATATTTCTGAAGAGTTATTTTTATCCTTTTTGGTTAAGGTAAATGAAAAATATTTGTTATTGTGAAAGTTTTCTCTGAAAACGTCTTTTGTGATGTTTTTCAAACAATCCTTTATTTCAGAAGATTTGAAATCTAAGTAAGGTTGTTTTGTAAAAAAGTTTATTTCTAAGTTGAGAAAAGATTTTTTATTTAAGTTTATACCACTCGACCTTAAATCTAAGTCCACAATAAAATTTTCGTTGAATAATTCTTTGTTTATATTGTGATAAATTGTATGTTTGATACTTCTACTTAGATTCAAAACAACTCTATTCCAATTCTCTACGTCTTCTTTTGGTTCTACCCATGTTTGTATGTTTAGGTAAATGGAGTTCAATTCAAACGAATCTACAGTACCATAAACAACTTTTGCAATTTTAAAACCTTGTATTTTTGAGGTTTTCCCTTTTTTCATTAATTTGTAACATTTTCAGTTTATTTTTTCATAAAAATAGGGGATATTTACTTAATAGTCAAAAATAAATTGTTTTAACAAATATTTGTATCATATGCTAATAATCAAAGTCGATAATAAAACACCAATAGAAAAGGCCTTGAAACTTTTTAAAAGTAAAGTTATCAAGACCAAATTGATGACTGAGTTAAAAAACAGAAAGGAATTTGTTAAAAATTCAGTCAAAAGAAGAACTGAATTGAACAAAGCAAAATATGTTCAAAAAATCAAAAATAAAATAGATTAGATACTATTATCCAATTCCTCCAATCTAAATAAATTCAATTTATCAAACTTTTCATTTGTAATCTTCGAAATTGTTTCATCAATTTTGGTGACTACTTCTTCTTCTGAATTTTGTTTGATGTTACTTAGTTTATTTAAAACACTTTCTTTAACTACTTTGTACTTAGATTCCATTTCAGTAACATCTGAAGAAAGAAATCTCAACAACTTACCCTTAGTGTTTTCGTCTAATTGTTGTACGTAGTTTTTGATTGTTTTATTTGCTATATTAACCATTGTTGATATTGGTAAATTAATTGATTCTTTTTCTTTTTTAACCTTTCTTTTAAGGGATTCTGTTATTTTCTTTCTACTATTAATTTTTTGTTCAATAGTTAGAACACTATCAGAAAACAAATTGTCAATGTCAGTATATTCGTTTTCAACATCAACACCCTCAACCCATAGTTCAAGTTTCCTCAATTTCTTTGGGTTAATTTTGCTCACAATATTTTTGTATTGGTTAATAGTTTCATTAACATAGTCGTTAACAATCGTACTATCTATGTTTGATTTATTTTTTAATTCATCATAAATCCAAAATAATTTAGTAAGATTTTTATTTTCTAAAATTGTATTTTGAAAATTTTTA